CCTTACACTACTGTAGTCAAAGATCCACACAGTAGTTGCATTTTTTTTTTTTTTTTTATACGATAACTTCCTCAGGGCCAAAGGTCCTGAAGAAACTGTCAACGTCATTGGCCCACACACCCAAACCATAAATCAAGCCATACGGCTTGAACGACAACAACCTTCGGGCTCTCACGGCCTTAGCCAGAGCCTCCATCACCAACCCATTGTCATAATGACGCATATCGTCCCGGAACGATATCCATTTTTCTTTCAACTTTGCCTCACCTGTATCATTAACGATCACAGCTGACGTAATACTTTCGAATGCCTTTTCAGGGTCTTTTACCCAATACCACCAACCATCAACCAGTATCCAATACTTTCCACACATTTCAAGGCACTCCACACCATAGAACTTTGCAGACAAGTTAAACACAGTCCCATAACGTTCTACCACTGTTCCTGTACCCAACGGAACATTCAACTCCAACGTCGAATCATCACCCGTAACATCAATGGAAACCACCATCTCAGGCTCAAGCTCAGCCGCATACGTGAGCACCGCCAAACAGATACAGCCATTACGTAGTAAGGTCTTCCAATCCCCTGACAGACCTTGACCCACCACATACAGCACCAGACCGTACATCATGCTCACTGCTTTCTTTTCACCCCACAATTCCTTCCACTTCTCCAATGTCACCTGGCTTAAACCACCACGGAAGAAAAGCTTAAGCTCAAACAACTTAGCTACCAAATCCTGACTACGATCATAGTTATAGATATCACCCACATAACGATGTACCTTGTCACACGAAGCCCTAACAGGGTTCATTGAGTTAAACCATACCTCATGTTCTGCCGGATTCTGTCGATGATTAAACTTGACATTCGGAGCCAGTGACGAATCAAAGAAATGATACCAACGCGCACACATTGCCGAGTACATTGCATTAGTAGAACCAGACTCATTATACAAAATTGTCTGTGGTTGCTGCACTTTTGCCTCTCCCAATGGATCCAAGGGAGGCTTTGCCTTCGCCTTTGTCATCAACATCCAATTATACAGGTCAACGTCTGCCATCGACCATACCTCACATAGCATTCGTTCCATCTTGTGTGTCTCAACCTTTGGCACGTACTCCTTTATATCATAACTGTTTGGCAACCACAAACCATTCTCCAGCTCGCGAACTAGGAGTGAGTCAAAGTCACTACGACAGCACACTCGAATCATACGATCAACAGCCTCACCGGCAACTGCTACCAAATCCACGTGTTGCCTATTACTCGGCACCTCCACATTACGCTTCTTCAACGCTGTGAAAGTCGACGTTTGACACCTCGGTACTGAACCAGCCCCCGCTGATACACCCAAGCTTCTTCTAATCACTGTGCTCTTAGGCAAATCGCGTTTCGAATCATTAATAGCACCGTGCATTCGCACATTGGCTTCGATATCACTCTCGACCGCTAACCTCGGTTTCACCTCTTCATCATCCCACACGGCCCTAGGATTCATCTTGTCATAATCCAACTGCGCACTGGCCAACGGATCAACAGTCAGAACAGGCACCGGTACAACATCCACTCGTGCCAACGACTCAAAGGATGAAACCACCCGTGGAACCGACGGTATACGCGCCGCATCCTGCTCAGCCATTAACTTATCAGCTAAATCCCGCCGTCGACCTTCCAACTCACGTTCATGCAATTCTGTCATTTCTTCCTCACGGACCACCACTACTGGCTCTACACTTCGCGCCTCCCCACTTGGTTCAAACGCCCCAGTATTCATACCCACCAGTGTTTCTCCTTCAGATAGACCACTATCCGAATCACCGGAAGACCATTGCTTCCTCAACGCTGCAACACGTTGTCTAACCATAGCCATCAGACCTTCATTTCTCATGCCACGACGCGGCAACCACGCCTCAAACCCACCGTGTCGTCGAGGATCGTAAGTGTTATTCAAACCGTGACGAACAACAAGCCTATCTGAAACTTCTTCCACCACCACATCTAACGAAACACCACTCTCGGCCAAGCCAGTCAATGACGGCAAACTTGCACAATCCATAGACCCATACACCAATGAAGTCAACGATGAGACGACCTTCTCGCCAGCCTTCCACGCTAACGCTAACGTACCTACCTTTTCCACGCCATACTTCATATCGAGGTTCACCAACCCCTTTCTCAAACTCGCAGCCATATTCTCACGACGACAGTTAAAATACGCCAACAACGGTGCATCTAACCTGCCCAGTACCTCAGCCCACACACGCTCAGGCAAACGCACCACGTCACCGTTAAGTGCAGCGGTATTATTACTATTCCTCATAACAGTAATCAGTGTCTCCAAAGTCAACCGCTTCTTATCAACCACCAGCATTTGAGCTGCAATCGAGTCGTACATCCCTTGTGGTATAACCACACTGGAACGCCTCCAATGACTCGAGACACCTTCGTCACTCACCACACGTTCAGGAAACGTAACACGTACCCAACTCTTCATATCATCCGTATACAAATTCGCACCGTACTCCTCGGGAAACGTGTAAAGCGACTCCACAGCAGCTTTCCGCATCACATAATGATACATTCCGTCCTTACTAAGAAACTTTTCCACTAACCAACTATTCTGTCCGTCATAATACGTATGATTCAGCACAAACGATACCAACGACGAATACTTTACGGAAAACCCTTTTCCAGCGTCCCCTTTCGGAACATATGACAACAAATCATCCGCCAGGTCACGCACAAACCTGCCTGGACACGATACCAACTCGCCCTCATCCTGCATCAACATTTCCATCTGAAACAACATACAACCTCGTATCTCTCCGATGCCACGTACATTTGCAGTCTCCACAGCCTGAGCCAACGACACTACTGTCCTCGTATGATCAATCAACAACACATCAGCACGCCGTCTACACGTCAAAGCGTTATGACACACAAGATTTCCACCACCAGGACTACGCAACTGCACCAACGCCGCGGTTGCCTGCTGCGACACCACCGACGAATTCTTCGAATTCGCCATACGAATAACTTGCTCCTTTTCGGTCTCGTACGAGATCTGTAAACGTGGGGTACACGACGTACGACAAACATGCCACCATGACACTCCCTTTGCTACCGCCGTAGCTACGTTCGCATCTAAGTACACACACTCCTCACCATCTGCACCTAGCGCATACGCCATCCTCATAGACATAAGATAGCAGACTGCTGCCATATGACTTTCCAAGCGCTCGCCACCGCTGTAATTACGGACCACAATTCGCCACCCCGGAAACTTGCGCTCACAGTCACGTCGCACCTCAGCCGTGACATACACCGGCAATATCATCCTCGCACGCGAATTCAACGTTTTTTTTCTTTTTTCTCCCGCTGTCGTCAACAAGCGACAAAGGGTAGCATAATACGGACTCCCCGAATCTCTCAACGCCCTCAAACGAACTGCACTAAGGTCAGCCATAATACTTAAGTGAATTACAAAATCAGATACAATATTTTCGTTACTCAAAGAGTAACAACATAG